ACGAGCCGGTCCACGGCCAGCAGCGAGGCGACGGTGCGGATGCCGTCGATGACCGCGTTGTCGGCGAGCACGACGCCGGGCACGCCGTCGGCCCAGAGCTGCTTGTGGAAGGACGCCGCGCTGGGGTCGATGATGACGCGCTCTGGCTGGCGCGGCGCAATCCACTTGCGGTAGTCGACGGAGAGGCCGGCGTCGGTGAGCGAGGGCGGCGCCCATTCGTCGACGACCACGAGCCGCGGACGCTCCTCAGCGCTGATACCGATGAGCAAGCCGGCGGTCGGCGCCGTGGTGCCGTAGTCGACGCCCACCGCCAGCAAGCGCGACACCGGCGGTAGCTCGTCGGGCTCGACCATGTGCCGCACCGGGTCCCACATCTCATAGACTGCGCCCTCGGAGACGCACCATTCGCCGTCAATCATGCGCCGTGCCCAGAGCCCCGTGATCTCGCGGCGCAGGTTCTCGACGAACGACGTCGGCAGGTAGGGGTTGTCGGGGAGACGGAACTGGAAGCGCGCCAGGGACAGCTCCTCGGCGCGCTGCAGGTACTTCACGTTTAGCCAGTGCAGCGGGTTGTCCGGGTTCGTGGTCGCCAGCAGGCGCGCGCCATCCAGCGACAGCCGGGACAACAGCATCGTGAAGAAGGATTCCGGCACCGTGCTAAGCTCGTCGACGTAGGCGCCGATCAGCGTCAGGCCGCGAATCTTCTCCTCGGCGCGTTCGTCGTTGGCGCCGACCAGGTACACGCGGCGGCCGCAGATGAACAGCTCCCCGGAGCCACCCACGTAGCGGCAGCGCTTGCTGCCGAGGATCTCAATCAGCGGGTCAACGATGTTCCGCTTCAGGGTGCGCTCGGTCCTGCCGGCCATCAGTAGGTTGCCCTCTGGGCCGTCGAGGATGAAGTCTAGCCAGGCGACGTCCGCCGCGACCGACTTGCCCGAGCGCACGCTGCCGTCACAAACGGTCATGCGGCTGCCCGCCATCGCGGCCCAGACCTCGCGTTGCTTATCGGTCAGACTGAGGATCACGAGCCCGTCCGTAGTCCGTCGAGGTAGCGCCTGACGTCGGAGGCGTCCTCGCCCGACTTCGAGGTCTGCGTCGCCAGACCGAGCAGGTCCGCCATCTGGCGCACGATCGCGGCGCAGGTCTTGTAGTCGTTGATCGCAAACGAGCGCCGGTAGAGCACGTTCAGGCGCCTAACCGCCTTGCCGAGCTCCTCGGGGTAGTGCGTCTTGCCGGCGTCGACGACAGCCTTGCGGGCGCGCTGGATGATCGTACTGCGCTGCCGGCGCTCGAGATCCCATTCCGCTCGCTTGTCCCGGATGTACTTGTGCAGCTCGTGCTGCGTGAGGCCGGCCACGATCAGGTCAGCCACTTCGGCGAGGCGTTCCTGCATCTGGCGACTGTCAGCTCTCGGGGTCGGCTTCTCCCTCGCGGCCATGCTCGAGCACCTCCTCCATCCAGTCGCGGTGGAAGCGGTAGATTGCCTCGTCGTTAACCAGCACATTCTGCTCAATGCGGGGATTCGCGGTGTAGTTCGCCGAGCCCTCAATCGTCAGGTAGGTGCCGGCGTCGAAGTTCGCCAGCAGCGTGACCTTCGCGTGATTCTCCGAGCAAACGAATCGCTGCCCGCGCCGGCGCATGCCCTGGAGCAGGGTCGCATAGACGGCGCCCTCGCGACGCTTGGTGAACAGGCCGGAGAGGACGCTGGTCTTGACGATCAGGCCGGAGTCGATCAGCTCGAAGAGCTCGAGCACGTTGCCGCGGTTCAAGACCCAGGTGGACCCGTAGAACTCGTCGACCCTGCCGATGTAGCTGAGCATCACGGGGATCCACGTCCAGTAGTCGAAGCGGCCGTTGGAGACGACGTGCCAGCACTCCCCCGGCGCCGGCACGTTCGGCATCAGGTCGGCGAGAAACTGGCGCTTCATGGCGTTCAGCGTCCGGTGCTTCAGGTCCGACTTGAGCGTGCGCGCCGTGATCTCGACCTGCGAGACGGACTCCTCATCTGCGAGCGGATCAGGGTCGTAGGCGAGCGCGTCCTCTACGTCGCCCCACGTCTCTTCGTCGTTTTCTATCGGGGCGCTCGGAGGCACTTCAGCTCACAGGCTCCGCCTGGGCTCCGCTCGCGGCCTCCCAGCGCGCGATCGCTAGGTCGCAGTAGGTGGGGTCGATCTCCATCCCGTAGCAGACCCGGCCAAGGCGCTCGGCGCCGACCAGCGCCGTGCCGGAGCCAAGGAACGGATCGTAGACAGCGTCGCCGGCGGCGGTCGAGTTCATGAGCGCCCTGGTCACCAGCGCCACGGGCTTCTGCGTCGGGTGGTCGGGCTTGGCTTCGTCGTGGCGGACGCGCCAGACGTCCGAGTCGGCGACGTCCGCGTGCAGGCTGGCGCTCTCGCCGGCAGCGAGGCGGATCGTGCGCAGCTTGCGCTTCGGCGGCCGCTCACGCACGTAGAGCTCTTGGCCGTTGCCGTCAGTGAGCAGCAGGCCCTCGCCAATCACCGCGGCGATGCCGTCCGTGCGTCCCGAGGTGACTTCCCAGACCGTCGACTGCGTGCGGTCGCCGTACCAGGTCGGGCTCTCGCCGGCGCGGGCGGCGTAGAAGCAGAGCTCGTGCCGCCATTGATAGTCGGACCTGCTGAGCGTCGCCCGCTCATTCACCCAGACGATGTTGCCGCGCTCCTCGAGGCCGGCCGCCTTCAGCGCGAAGGCGAAGTCCTCCCACGTCGTCGAGGCATGCCAGATGTAGAAGGCCGCATTCAGCGCCGCGTGCTCGGCGGCATGCCGGAAGGCGGGCTCAAGCAGGGTGCGCACCAGCTCGTCGCGCTCCTTCTCATCACCGGCAATCGGCGCATGGTTCGGTGAGCCCTTGTAGTCGATGCCGTAGGGGGGGTCGGTCCACACGCAGTCAACCCCCCGGCCGTCGAGCAGACGCGCCACGTCGGCGCCGTCGGTCGCGTCGCCGCAGAGGATTCGGTGCTTGCCCAAGGCGTAGAGATCGCCCAGCTTCGTGCGCGCCGGCGCCTTCGCCGGCAGCGCATCGTCCGCCCTGGGGTCGGCCCAGTCGGCGCTCAGGCGCTCGAGCTCGGCGCTGTCGAGGCCGGTCAGCAGCACATCGAAGTCGACCTCGAGCAGCGCCGCGATCTCGGCGGTCAGCAGGTCCTTATTCCAGGTCGCCTCCTGGCCCGTCCGGTTGTCGGCGACGCGGTAGGCTCTGACCTGCGTCGGCGTCAGGCCGCGTGCGACGAGCACGGGCACTTCCTCGAGCCCCAAGTGCCTGGCCGCCAGCAGCCGGGTGTGGCCGGTGATGATCACGCCGCCCTCGTCGACTACGATCGGCTGCTGGAATCCGAACTCGCGTATCGAGGCCGCGACCTTGCTTACCGCCGCCTTCGGGATCACGCGGGGGTTGCAGGCGTAGGGGATGCAGCGGGAGAGCGGCCACATCTCGACAAGGGGCTTTGTTTTCACGGGTGTACCTTTAGGCGGCATGGTGTCCCATCGTGACCAGGTTGCAGGGAGGTCCCTCTACTTAGGCGCGAGTCGGCAAGCCCGCGGCCTCGGCAAGGCGTCCGACGGCGCAGGCAAAGCGGCATATCACGGCCTGGTGCGTGACGCCTTCGAAGGCGGCGATCTTGCGGAAGGAGAGGCCGCCGCAGAGACGCATCTCGACGACGGCGAGCTGTTTGACGGAGAGGATCGTGAGGTCGAAGTGAGGGAACTGCTCGGCGAGTGATTCGGAGCAGCTACTCCTTGGCGGCGCACTCCCGGCAGACGACGAGCCTCTCGCCGGGCGTGACGTCGACGAGCAGGCTGAGGCCTTCGGCGGATGACTCGACTTTGGGGTCGAGCTGCGCGATGACCTCACCGTCGTCGCCACACTCACGGCCGCAGACGGCGCAGGTCGAGCGGGGATTGAAGAAGCGGGCGCCGAAGGTGGCGGTCAGCGGCGGGGTCATGTTCGCAGCCTATCACGCACCGAGCCTACCGCCCGGCGTTGTTGGAGGAGGATGAGATCCTGATGAGATCCTGATGAGATCCTGATGAGATCCTGATGAGATCCTGATGAGATCCTGATGAGATCCTGATGAGATCCTGATGAGATCCTGATGAGATCCTGATGAGATCCTGATGAGATCCTGATGAGATCCTGATGAGATCCTGATGAGATCCTGATGAGATCCTGATGAGATCCTGATGAGATCCTGATGAGACCCTGATGAGACCCGGCATGAGACCCGGCAGATGTAGCAACAATGTAGCCGACTCTGCACACCGGGGGCGTTGACGAGAGGCGCCGGCCTCTCTGCCGGGCCGGGCTCAGTCAGGCTCTCTCTGCGGGGGTGGTGTGGACGCTGCGGTATCCCGTCAGCGGTCTACGGAACCGAAGGTCGCAGGTTCGAGTCCTGCCGTGCGCGCCATCTTTTTGCCTGCACCTGAGATCAATCTGCGCGTTGCCGCTCGAAGCCCTCGCCGAAGATGTAGCCGGTCCTGTACCCGTTTCAGAGCGAAGAGGCCAACGGCGTGCCTGAAGAAGGGTGCGAAGAAGTGAGACGGTGCAGAGACGCACTGCGTGGACAGGACAGCGTTGCTCATCGTAGCAAGGGTACAAATCCTCCCCGTCTCTGCCGTCTCAGCATACCCTACTGGCGCGGCACAAGTCGCTTCTGCAGGCTCGCCGCCGCCGACTCCTGGACCGCCAGCTTGGCGTGCAGGTAGCCCTCCGTCGTCTTCACGTCGGCATGCCCCTGACGGTCGCGGATCGTCAGCGGGTCAATGCCGTCGTCGCGCAGCCAGGTGGCGTGCGTGTGGCGCAGGGTATGAAAGTCGGCGTCCTCGATACCGAGCGCCGTGAGCAGGTCGGCGAAGTGGTGCGTGAGCGTGTCGGGGACGCGCCAGGCGCCGCGCTTGCCAGGGAAGACGATGCCCTGCGGGTTCCAGCCGCGCTCCCGCAGCGCCCGCTTCTTCTGACGCAGCCGCTCGGCGCGCAGCGCGTCCACCGCCACGGCCGGCAAGAGCACCGGACGCACCTCTTCCCCGTCCGCCTTGGTCAGCTTGAGCACCGGCCCCCTGCCCTTCTCCTGCACGAGGTTGTGACGGGCATAGAGAGCGCTGGCCGCCAGGTCGATGTCGCGCCACCTGAGGGCCAGCACCTCGCCGCGACGCAGGCCGGCGCAGAGACCGGCGAGCGCCGGCCCGTAGAGGTCGTCGCGCTCGCCACCCTTGCGCCTTGGGATGCGGCCCCGCAGAGCGAGCGCCCCCGCGAGCAGCTTCTTCACCTCGTCTTGCGAGAGTGACCGCCGTGGATTCCCGGGCCGCGGCTTCTTACCCTTCACAGCCTCGGCGGCGTTCCACTCGAGGCGCCGGGTGCGCACCCCGAACGACAACACGGAGCGCAGGCACGAGAGGTGATGTTCGACGGTCATCGCCGAGAGGCCGGCGCGGCGCTTGGCGGCCTTGAACTTGAGCACCTCGGTCGGGTCGATGTCGGCGGCGACGTCCTTGCCGAAGTACGGCTCGAGGTGGCGGCGCAGGATCGACTCGTAGCCGGTCTGCGTGGTCGGCGAGAGCTCAACCATGTGCAGGTCGCGGAAGTCGGCGACCAACTTCTTGAAGGTCTCGCCGGAGTGAGACGGACGGCCGTGGTGCTTGAGCTTGTCGGTGAGCCGGATGCGGGCCGCAGATACGGCGTCATGCTGGAGCCGGCGAATCGCATTCGCCTGCGTCCTGCCTGCTCCACTACCCTCCGACTCGAACGCCCTCCAGCGTCCGTCCGGCAGCCGATACGTCCACCCCATTTGCCGAGCATACTACGAACGCCGGCTCTTGCGCATGCCGTTCACAACGCCAATGAAGTCCTCGACGCGGTCGACGATGAACACGTGAACCCCTTGCTCGGCGGCCTTGGCGATGAACGCCTCCTGACCCAGGGACAGGCAGCCGTGCCCCTCGCCAGGCCGGTGGACGCGCTTCGTCTCAATCCACACCGTGCGCCCGGCGCAGTTCACGGCGAGGTCCGGCAGGCCGATGGTCGAGCCCGAGCCCTTGGCGCGACGCTGGCCCATCTCGACGAGCTGCACGTTCATCGCTTTCGACACGACGCGGATCTCGGACACCAGGTCGCGCTCGAGGACGGTACTCACGTCGTTTCCCTCTCGGCCACAGGGCGTGCCCTGACCTTCGTGGCGTCATACCTCGCTTGGCACCGCTGCCAGTCGGTCGGATAGAGGTTGTCGAACCAGTACTCGGTCCAATCCCAGCGCGAGTGCAGGTGCTTTAGCTCGGCCTTCAGCTCGGCGATGCGGGCGTCCACGCCGGGTTTCTCATACCACTCGCTGCCGTCGCGCTCGATGGCGTGGATGAGGTCGCTCACGGCGTCTCCCTCCTCGCTCGGCCCGCACGGATCACACTCATGGTCGCACGAGGACATCGAATCGTAATCGCAGACATCTCGGCTCACGACGCCACCTTCTCAGCCGGCGCCCCCACTACGCTGCCCTGCTCGAGTGCCACCACGAGCAGCTCCTGGCCGTAGTCTTCGGGGGCGATGACGTCGCGCAGGTTGCGGTATCCGCCACCGTCCTGCGTCAGTTCGCGCCGGGCGACGACCGTCCAGTCATCGACGCTGTGCCCGACGTTCAGGCCGGCAACGGTGAAGTAGTCGGCGACAAGCTCGCCGTAGCGCGTGCGGTCGCCGACCGGCGTCTCGTGGGGGTCGTCGTCGCCGGGGTAGAGGGCGATGACCTCGGGCTTGCGTGGTTCCCAACTGCCGCCACCGCAGCCCGTGTGGTTAGAGCCTTCGCATTGGCGCAAGTTGCAGTCGTCGTTACCGCAGGTGTCGCAGCTCACGGCAGCCGCCTTGCTCATAACCTCGCCGGTGATCGGGTCGACGGCCGGCGGGACGGTGGGGTCCACGCCGACACCGTCGGGGTCGAGGGCACCGCTGTTGACGATATCGGCGGCCTCCTGCATGACGTTGCGTGCCACATCCGGCCCTCTTGTGATCAGCCGCTTGCGCTCACGCTCTGCGGCCTGGTCGATGGCGACGACGAGGTTGTGGGCAGCGCCGACGCGATCCGAAGCCTTCTGGTAAGCCTTGGCGATCTTCTCGTCGTCACTCAATGCCTCGAGCGCCTTCACCGCCTTGTCGCGATCGGCGCGGTGGACCTCGGCGAGCTCCTCGAGCAGCTCGAGGGTCGTCCTTGGAAACATCTCGGTCTGCGTGGTCATCTGGTCAGCTCCTTTTCGTTGGGGTGGGTTGCGTGAACGGGGGTGCGAAAGGCTTGGACGTCACGGCATGTCGTCCATTTCAATTGGCTCAAAGTGCGAGTGGTGAACTGTCCCCCTATAGATAGGGGGGGACTGTTCCCCACCCACTCCGGGCGCCTGTTCCCCACCGTTCCCCGAGGTGTTCCCGAGGCTAAATGAGGACTGTTCCCGGTCGTTTCCAGGTAGTGGTCCCGGGGGCTGATCGGAGGGGTGTTCCCCAAGGTGTTCCCCGGCCTCTGAGCGCCGCCCCGGGGCAAGCTCGCGCCGCCATTTGAGGGCCGCGGAAACGACGTCGTGACGTCGTCCTTCGTTGATCTCGCGGAGCTTCGTTCCTGCCGTTCTCACTGATGCGTCCAGCGGAATCTCGAGCCGGTCCATGATGTTCGCCACGACCCGCGTCCCCTCCGGCCAGTCGAAGACCGCCGGCAGGTAGCAGAGCGGGAAGTCCTGCATCAATAAGGTCACCGTCTCCGGCACCCAGGACATACGCGATAGTTCGCGCTTGAGGGTGATGCCGCCCTCCGTCGGCGTGAGCTTCCACACCACGTCGACGTCGTCGCCCTTTCCGCTGCTGCCGCGCTGGCCCTTAGCGGAGTCCTTGCCGCCATGATCGAGGCGCAGCCAGGTGACGCCGCGCTGCTTGAGCCGTAGGCCGGTGTGCACGTAGAAGAGGCGCCAGGTGTCGGCGCTGTTCTCCTCACCCCACACGGCGCGGCTGATCGTGTCGATGACGACCACGACGTGCCGGCCGGGGTCGCTGCCCGTGATGCCGTCGACAAGCGCGGCCAGCGCCACGCCGCCCTCTTTGGTGTCGAGCGCCGGCAGGGTCGGCAGGAGCGCATAGTGCAGGTGCGAGAAGTCAGTCTCCGGGCCGTAGCCCATGTCGCGGAGACGCTCGCGCACGTCGCTGGCGGTCATCTCATAGTCGAGATAGAGGCAGGAGATCCCGGCCCCCGATGTGGCAATATCAGCGGCCATGAACAGCGACAATAGGCTCTTGCCGCCCTTGTGCACCGCGTAGATGGCATGCCCCCGGCCGCGGGCCAGGATGTTCTTGTATGCCCACTCCTGCTGCTCCTCATCGTCCCAGAACGTCGACCAGTCGACGTAGATGCGATCCGCGGGCGACTCCGGCGGCAGTAGGCCAGCGCGCGTGAGCGCCGCCTTGATCTCGGCCCCGGCGTCGTCGCACACCGGGGTGATGAGGTCGATCGTCTCGGCGATACTGTGGGTGATGGCCTCTGGCGTCTGCCCAGCCAGGCGCTCCGCCCAGTCGTCAAGGCCCATCTCGAGATCCTGCTTCTTGAGCGGCGGCACTGACTTCGACGCCGCGGCGATAATGCGCGCTGTCTCCATGGGGTCAAAGCCGCCGCCGTTGCCCTGCGCCGCCGGCGGGGCCGCCGCGATGGCCTCGTCGAAGGCTTGAGCGAGCTCGTCGTCAGCGGGGGTCATCGGGGGCTGACCTTGTAGTCCTTCACGACGACGCCATTCTTCGCGGAACCCCGCGTGTGCATCGGATGCCAGAAGGAGCCCTCGTACTTGCCGAAGAGCTTGGCGTCAGGGCCGTAGTGGGCGAAGTGCCCGCGGCAGATGTGCAGAGCCTTCTTGAGGCCGTTGTGCTCGATACCGCCCTCGTCGCGTAGGACGCGCGTCATGGGGGCAATGTCGAGCACCTTGTATGTGATCGCCGGCGGGCTGTGGCGGCGCTGCTGGCGGGTCATGTGGGGCGTATGGTCGCGGATGGCGACGTTCTTGCAGTGACAGAACAAACACGCGGAGAAGACGCGCAAGGTCGCTATCCGAAGCAGCCCAACAATCGCGTCAAGTTGTTCTCTCGTGAGGTGCTTCGATGGATCGTGCACTGTGTGGACTGCGGCCCCAGCGTCACCAAAGTCGGCCAACAGCCCGTCCGTCGCAACGTGGAACATCGATGTGCCTGCGCGCATCGCACCCGGCTCCATATCTGCGTAGGTGTCCATAGAGACCATGAAGCCGTCGTCTGGAACAACGAGCCCCTCGTCCTCAGGAAAGAGGGGGAGGGCGTTGCCTGGGGAAAGAACTTGTGAAAGCACACAGAGCCTTACGCGGTCGCCCGTCGCGAACTCGAAGGCCGCTCGGGGCCAGGGCGGCATGACCGGGAAACTCTTGAGGTCGTCTACCAGATTGCCCCTGTCCCCGGCTTCAACATAGTTAGCCACGTTTTGGATGTCGACGACAACGGGGCTGCCTAGCTCCTCCAGCCCGATCTCCTCACACAACCTCACGACGCACCTCCTCGTCGGCCACCCGGAACGCCTTGTCCCCTCGGCAAGCCCGGCAGTCGTCCTCCCGGCGCCCGGCGGCCAGCATGCCCGCGAGGATGACGCCGAGGGCGGCGCCGGCCATGCCCGCGAGGATGACCAGGGCGATCACGGGGCCGCCTCGTACAGCCGGCAGGCGTTCCACTTCAGGCGGTGGTCGGTCGCCGTGCTGCGGCTCATGCCGCGGCGATCGCACTTCCAGTAGGTCTTGTTGCCGGTTGGCGACGTGGCGACGGCGTGGACGCAGGTGCGGCACGTCTTCCCCTCGGGGCCGCGACCGTGCCGCACAATCATCGGGTTCGGGTCGTAGTTGTTCGCGATGTCGCCGATGGGCAGGATGAGGTTGCTCACGGCGTCACCGCCGCCGGCCAGTCCTTCGTCGAGCTGACGCACGAGCCGGTCGCGCCGTCTTCCATGGGGCAATTGTCTTCGGCGGCACGCGGGCACTCAGCACAATCGTGCTTGTAACCGGGGCCGCAACCGGTCAGTTCGCAGCCGCAGGGCGCGAGGTCGCCGACCTCGCAGCCGCACTCCTCGCTGCACAGACCGCTGTACCCATCGTCGATGAGCTTCTCTCCGAGGTAGGCGAGCAGGTCCTTCATCGCGTTACCTCCCCCACCACGAACTGATGACAGCGGCAGCACTCCCAGTAGCGCCAGGTCTGCGGCGGTTCCACATCCTTGTACACAATGTCGGCGTACCAGGTCGGGTCCATCTCGATGTGGCAGTCGGGGTTCGGGCAGGTCATGATTCACCCCCCTCAGAACGGGATGTCGTTGTCGGCGAAGTCCCCGGCGCTGAGTGGTGCCGCTGCCGGCGCCGCGGCCTTCTGCTGCGCCGCCTCACCGCCGCCGGCCCCGTCGCTCTTCGGCGGGAACGACCACTGCGCGTTGCGGATCACAAGGTTCGTGTGCGCGTTACCGTCCCGGTCTGTCCAGTGGCGCTCCTGCAGCTCGCCGGCCACCTCGATGCCGGAACCCTTGAAGAAGTACTGCGCCACGGCGTCGACGCTGCGCCACAGCTCAACGTCGAAGAACAGAGCTTGCTTCTCGTAAGCGCCGTCGTCGTTCTTGGCGCTGTAGTTGCCGGCGACGCGCAGGTTGGCCACCTTGGCGCCGCTCGGGGTCTCGTTGATACGCGGATCGGCGCAGAGGTGACCTGACAGGGTGAGCTGGATCATGATGTCCTTTCGCTGGCGGCGTCCTGCCGCGGGGGGATCTTCAGGGATGCGCCGAGCGGCGCGTAGACTTCGCCGCCGCAGCGGCGCACGGTGTCGACCCACTCGCCGGCCTCGCGTAGCGTCAGCTCGTGGTCGGCCTGCGGGTCGGCGCAGTAAGTGCGTATCACGTAGGTGCCGTCACGCCGGCAGAGCTCGTGGACGGCGGCGTCGGTGGAGAGGCGGGCTATCAATTGGCTCATGGCGTCCCCCTCCCCATCCAGTGGGACGGGGTGAATCGGCAGGGGCAACCCGGCTTGGTGGGTCCAAATGTCGCACCAGGCGAGAAGCACACGTACATGTCGTCGGCGTCAGAGTGGGGATTCCAGAGGCGACAACTCCCGCACATCTCCCGCCGCTCCACCTCCCGGTCTACCGCAGCGAGGGCGGCGTCGGCGATGGACTCGCGGATGTACCTGATACCGCACGCGCCGTGCAGCATGAAGTTGTGTTTGCCGTCGTCGTAGTAGCGCCGCACTTCCGGCAGTTCTCCGATGTGGTCAAGGCTCACAGCGCCCCCCATCCCCAGCAGACGCAGTTGAGCCCGACGTGCGGCCAGTGCGTGCGCTCGCAGGCCGACGTGAGTGGTTCGCGGTGCCGGCAGTTCGCACAACGCTCGACGCCTAGCGTCGGCATCGGCACGAGCTTCACGTAGCCGCCGCCGCTGCCGGGCACGCCTTCGATGGCGACGTCGCGCCGTAAGCGCACGGCGGCGTTGTTGATGGCGCCACGCCCGACCTTGTAGCCGAGCTCCTCGCGGACGTCGGCCGTGGTCACGATGGTGTTCGGCCGGCGCTCCGTGAGGCGCAGGAGGGCGCGGCGGGTGGTGAGCGCGTCGGAGTGGCGAGTGGCCGGCGGGATGGTGAATCGCTTGGCTGTCGTGGCAGGGGTCATGGTTTCGCCTTCCGAGAAAACCACGCTCTGTCCGCCGTTTGGCGGGGCCACTGGGCAACGGCGAACAGAAGCTCCTGCTCTTCGGCTCCGACGTAGGAGTCTCGGCCACAGAGGCGGTGCCCACGTGGCGCGGTGGGTACGTCCACGTGGCGGTCTCCGAAGAAGTCCGGGTCAGATGAATTGATCGCCAGCCACCAGTTGCGATGGCCGGGTATTAAATAGTGGTCTGTGGCGTTCATGAGGCCACGCTAACCGGGAACAGCGTTGGAGGAGCTAGCATCTCCAGTTCAGCATCGAGCCTGCCGCGCTGGCAGGGGGAACAGTAGCGGTCTGCCGGATGCCATTCTCGATGGTCACGCGCTAGATGCGCCCCGCAGGCGGCACATGGTAAGGCCGCATCTAAGGGTGCCTCGCGCGGCCGCGTCATCAGTACGTAGTAGGCGCCGCGGTGCGCGCCGACCGGCGTGTAGTTGTGGAAGCCGTAGCCGCGGCTGGCGAGGCGTCCGAGCACGACGCTCACGTAGTTGCGGCCGCCGAGGGCGCCCTCCTCATAGCCGCAGGCGACCGCTAGCTCGCGGATGGTCCTGGGGCCCTCGCCGAGTAAGTCGACGATGATCTGATGGCGGGGAGCGAGAGGAATCATGTCTTCACCTCTTCGGGAGGCTCAAGTACAAACGCCGCGATGAAGCGTCCGGTCCCCTTACCAGGCTCGCCGTCTTCCGTGGCGCACCACTTGATGTCTTTCAGGTTGCGGATGTCGGCGCCGGCTTCGACTAGGTAGTGGATCCATTTGTCGATGGGGAAGACGAAGACGACGCGCTTCCCTTTCGCGTTCTCGGCGATGGCCTTGCGAACCCAAGCGGTCGGACCTTTGAATGGGGGGTTGACGTAGTTGGACTGCCCCCACTCCGCTTCCAGGCCGTCGAAGTCATCGGGCCGTGGGTAGGGGCACGGGTCAAAGTCGAAGTGGAACTCGGCGTCTAGTTCCGCCAGCACGTCCGGCGGCGTCAGCCAGTAGTGCTTTCCATCTCCCGCGCCTTCGTAGGGGGTCATGACTGCCCCCTTGCCGCGCGGCTGGCCATCTTCTCGAGTGCGTCGACGATGCGCCGCATGTCGCTTTCCGTGGGGAACGTCTCGCGCCCCACGAGCGTCGTCGTCGCGCCCTCGCCGCGCGGCTGGCGGTCGGGGTGGGAGCCGCAGTAGTCGTTCGACTTCACCTGCGGCCAGCGAGCCATACTCGACTTGCCCCGAGTCTTCGGCGGCTGACAGCGGCAGACTCCACACATGTCGTTCCATTTCACGTAAAACGGACAGCCTGTGTCGCATCTCGGATCGTCGCTCATGCCGCCGCCCCTTCCGTCGCCCCGACGACCCCGGTCTGCAGGTCGACGCTCCAGCGGTTGAAGCGGTCGATCATGCGCGTGGCCGCTGCCTTGGTGAGTAGCTTCCGGCTGCGCACGCCCTCTTCTGTCTCCATGTAGGTGCGCCACTCCTGATCGCCGACGCCCTTGGCCTCGATGCTGGCGCAGAGCGCGCCGAGTCGGGTAATCTGCTGAGGAGTCACCGTAGGTTTGCGCTTCGCCTTGCCGGGCTCAGCCGTCTTCTCGGCCTGCTCCTTGATCGCCTCGTCGAGGACGTCAAAGCCGTCGTCATCCTTCGCCCCGCCTTGCGCCATAGGAGCTGCCTGTGGCGCCGTTTCCGGCTCTGTGGTAGTAGGAGTCACCGCAGGCGCGGCGACCTCCTCAGCGGGCTCCTGCGTGGACGGGGCAGGCTGCGTGAAGTCCTCGGCGGAGACAGCCGCCGGGACTGGTGCAGCGGCCGGAGCGGTCGGCTCCAGAGGCGGCGGGTCGGCCAGCTTGCTGAGCTGCGCGAGGACGTATGCGAACCTGTCGGCGGGGATGCTGCCGAAGCGCTTACCATCTCCGACACCGTTTTCGCCGAGGATGGTGAGCACGGCGGCGTCCGTCCTTCCCTTGCTCCAGATAGCCGCATGGAGCTGCTCGGCCTGCGTCCGCGTGATTCCGCCGTTGGGCGCCTTGGGCTCGTCATGCGTCACTGCATCTCGCAACGCCTCGACTCGCCCCTGCACCTCGGCAGCCGCCGCTTGTTCGCGCTGCTCGTCGGCGCGAGCCGCCGTATTGACCGCCGGCGCTCCCGCCTGCTCCACGTCGGCCTCGTCTCCCGACTCGATCAGGAACATTTTGAGCAAGCCGTTCTTGAGCGCGTAGGAGAGTGCCTTACCGCTGCCCTTGTCGTCGGTATCGACGCCTTCGCCCGGGAAGCTCACGCTGTAGGCTTCCTCGGGGTTGTCGGCATTCACGAAGGTCAGGCGCAGCACGAGCGTCGTCTTGTAGCGCGCGGCTCCGCTCTTCGTCGTGCCGACCTGCTCACAGCCAACGGACGTCTCGTCGATGCCGCTCATGAAAGCGATGCCGTGTTTGACGAGTGCCGGACGCAGGGCGGCGACCACGTCGTCATGTCTTACGTACTTGAAGCTCGGGCCGCTCTGCGTCTTGCCCTCCTTCTGGATGTAGCCCACTTCGCCCATCACGGCCAGGAGCCGCGCGGCGAGCGTGGGGGATGTGTTCTCAGTCATGGTGTGTACCTCCGATGAGCCGCGCGTCAGTGCGTGCGCGGGCTGTAAGTGATGTCCTCAACGCAGCCTTCTACGTCGCCGCCGGCCTTGTATGTACGGGCGATCTTCGCCACGTCGAGCGTCCAGTACTCGATGGGGATCTGCGATTTCTCGACGATCACGAAGCCGCGTGTCTTGACCATGCCGACAGTGCCGGCCTCGGTGCGGGTGACGGCCTGGGCGACGGGGATAACCGCCGGCGGGGCGATCGGGACGGGCTCCGACGCGGGCGCCGGCTCCTCCCCACGCTTCTGTGCCGCAGCCGCCTCGGCCTCAGCCTTGGCGCGGGCGACGAACGCTTCACGCTCGAGCCGCTCCGCCTCGCGGCGGGCGGCCTCTTCGATAGCCTTCTGGGCGGCGTAGTAGACGCCGACCTTGGCGCCGATGAGCGTCTTCGCTCTCTTGAAGGGCGCGTAGGCGTCATTGAAGGCGGCGTCGATCGCGTTGCACTTGGCGAGCGGCTCCGCCTTCACCTCGTCATGCCGGGCCGTGGCCTGCCGGAGGCCCTTGGTCACGATGGCCAGTACGGTCTTGGCGCCGGCGTCGGTCTCGTCGTCAGTGATCTCGAGAGCCTCGGCCTGCGTGGCCAGCGCAAGGCCAGCCTCGCGGATGGCCGCGGCCTCGAAGTCGTAGGGCTGTAGCGCTGTGGTGGTGGGGGTCATCGGGTAGTCTCCTTGGTGCGCGCGAGCTGGGCGCGTGCCGCAGCGTCGACGCGCTCGGCGGCCAGGCGGCCGCGGGCAGTGGTCAGGTAGTAACGGTCCGAGGCCGCATCGGCCGCGGCGTCTTCATTGGCGTGACGCAGGAAGGTCTCGACCATCTCGGGATTCGGAGGCAACGGCGGGGCGAAGTGCCAGCCGTTGGCCTGCGCTTCGTCTTCGCGCTCCTGCTCGGCGTCGAGCATCATGTACTGGGGGTAGGTCTCGGCGTAGGCGGGGTCGGTCATCGGTCCACGTCCGGAGCCTCGTACTGCCCAAACCCGGCGTTCATCTCGTCCTCACAGCGGTTGTGGCCTGAGCATTCGGCGCAGGTGAACTCGTCAACTGCTGGACACGTCGGCTCGCTCATGCCGCCTGCTCCTGAATCGAGCGCGGGCAGGCAGTGGCCGTGAGCGTCTCGCCGAAGAGCGCCAGCTCCATTGCGATCTGGCAGCGGGGTTCGCTGTAGGCGTCGGAGGTGACGAAGACGCAGGCGGCGCAGCCGAGCTCCATGCCGGCCTGCCACGGCGACAGCCCGGTCATGATGACGCCGCCTTGCGGGCTTCGCCCAGACGGCAGTACGGGCACGGCAACGGCTCATCTTCGTGCCAGATGGTGCCGGCGTCGTGACAGGCCGGGCAGACGCCGGCGGACGATGCGCGCCAACTCTCGAGGGCGGCTTCGTAACCGGCGTGCAGCAGTTCGCGGCGCTTGCGAGTGGTGTCGCTCATGACATGCCCGCCGCGCGCAGCGCCAGGAGCGCGATCGCCGTGAGCATGCCGATGAGGCCGAGCGTGAGGATCAGGATTGTCCAGGCCAGGAGGTTCATGGCTTCGACCAGACAAGTGCCAGAAGGACACACAAGGACATGAGGCCGGCGGCCGTGAGGAGGACGCAGAACGTCCAGGCGGCGACGTCGGAAGTGGTAACGCGGGGCTTGCGATTCCAGCGGCGACGGGTGGTGCGCGAGACTGGGATATTGCGCAGAGCCGTTTTCGTGTTATTCTCAACGGCAACTGCCTGGGGTTTTGAAGGATTCTTCGGGTCAGCTAGGGCCGGGCGCCGTACCAGCGGCTGCTCGGCCCGTCTTTTACGGGCCATCTCTTGCTCCTATCGGTCGTTCACCCCTACGGTCATGTGTGTGTGCTCCACCTCCATTCGTGCACTACTTACGTGGACATTGAAGACTCTATACCCTGCTGTCCGGCATGTCTAGCCTTGTACGCAAATAATCTTCAAGGACGGTTACAAGGATGCGCCGATTGCCACCCGGAGTCTTCCAGCACGCGATATCGCCCCGGTCGCAGGCGCGGGAGACGGTGCGAGCGTCGATCTGGTAGCCACGCTCTGCTAGCCAGGCGGCGGCCTCCTCCGTCGTCGTCAGG